CTGATCTCAGACCGCTGCTTCACCGACCGTGAACGGGTCTATTACGACAAGTATGAAATCAAGGCAGCCAATAAAATGGAGGACGGGGTATGATTATTGCAGTTGATTTTGACGGAACCCTCTCAATGGGGCCCTATCCTGAAATCGGGAATCCCAAACCATACGCGGTAGAGATGATGAACAAATTGAAGGACGATGGCCATTACATTATATTATGGACCTGTCGTCGGGGTGAGCGGCTGGAGGATGCTCTGAACTGGCTCTTGGAGCAAGGTATCCCCTTTGACCGCATCAATGCCCATGAACCGCAGAACCTCGCTCGCTATGGCGATGATCCCCGCAAGATTTATGCCCATTGCTACATCGATGACAAGCAGGTGGGCGGTCTGCCTACCTGGCCGGAGATTTATGAATATATAACGAATGAGGAAAAGAAATGGAAGGAGAATCTGAATAAAGTATAGGTATGAATAAAAAAATTTTTGGCTTAATAGGTCTGGCTGGTTACATATTGTTTCTTGCCGTCTTGGCTGCAGTGGCTTTTAAAATCAATTTTTGGCTTGGACTTCTTGTTATCTCTATCGAAATGATGGTTACATGTGCTATTGTAGTAAAAGACAATAAAAACTAACAACTAAATAGAAATGAAGTAATATGAGTGGAAACAAAGATAAGCTGATAGCCTTTAACTACTTCGGAGGTAAGTTTACCTGGTTGGAATATTTATACAAATACTTCCCCGATAAATTTACTCACTTGGTGGATCTTTTTGCTGGAAGCATGGTAGTATCTCTCAATTACAAAGGAAGAGTGATAAAGACGGCCAACGAAATTAATGCCGATATCACTAATTTCTTTGAGGTATTGAGGAATAATGAACTGGAATTGATACGGCTACTACTGCTCACTCCCTGTTCCGAATTGGAATACAATAATTCCTGGGAACCATCTGCAGACAAGATCGAGCAGGCCCGAAGATTTTATGTTCGCATCCGTCAGTCTTTTTTCGGACTGGGTGCACAACGCAAGAACAAGGGATGGCATTGCGCAAAACAACACGTAAATGCTCAAGGCGGTGAAACAGTTTCCCGATGGAATAATGCGATTGAGAAGCTTCATGATGTTGCAGAAGTAATACGCTCAAACTTTCAGATAACCAATTTAGATTATAGTGATTGCATTAGTCGGTTAGATTTTCCAGATGCCTTTTTTTATGTAGATCCACCATATCCGCTTGAGTGTCGTGCTTCATCAAACGATTATAAGTTTGAGTTTTCAGAGGAACAACACCGGGAGCTTTCCCTTCGATTACATGCAATCGAAGGGAAAGCGATGATAAGCAGTTATGACTGTCCTCTTATGCAAGAATTATACGGAGACTGGACAATGATCAAGTTTCCAGTCAAAAAGAACAACATTCGATCCAGCGAAGTACAGGAAGTTATATGGATAAATTATAAACCGAGATCCACTCAAAATATTTTTGAGATGGCTTAAAATTTAAAAAGACATGAAGCGATACAGAATAATTCGAGGCGATGCTTATAACGGCTGTATCCCCATAACAGTTTACTGGGTACAAGTATATGAGAATGGTTTTCTCTCCGGAAAATGGCGGAATGTGAAAGGATTTGACACATATTCCAGAGCGAAAGAGCTATATGATTTATTAAATAGTTAATTCAACTTT